CCCTTAACCTCTTTACGGCAGCAGCTAAACGGTCTGCCAAAGTTCTATTAAGCCTTAGCGGTTTCTGAATCTTTTGCGGAAGCATCTGTTTTATCCGCGTCCTGGTTCGTCCCATTGTCATGTTTCCTTAAAAGTGATATCATCATATCACGGCAAACACATCCTGGCAAGAGGATTGAATATATGCGAAACACAGCCACCATGAACACTTCCGAGCTACTAACACAGGCTACGCCAGAAGAATTAACAAAAGAAATTGATATCTTAAGAAAGCAGATTATTGATTTGCAAGCTCAACTCACGGAGGCGCAACATAAATTCTGGCGGGCAGACCAAGACCTGCGGGACATAACCTGTGGTATATTGAAGGCATTGAAGGCGCTAGGCGCTCCATAGAAAGTTTTCTTCGCATGTGTTTTCCGCATTAGAGCCGCCGGTGCTGGCGGCTCTAGTGTTTTATGACTCAGTTTGTTAGACTGCTGCCATGAATAAACTACTTGTTTTCTTAATCTTGTTTTTTGCGACAGTACCAGCCTATGGGCAGAATGCCGCATCTAGTTGGCCATTTTTCAGGCTAGCGGACCAAACCGGCAACAAGCCTATTAACAATACTAATCCTTTGCCGGTCAGTGTTATCTCTGGGGGGAGCCTATCGACCAACGCCACAATAGTTAATCCGTTAACAGGCTCTGGTAATTTAAGAATCTCGCTAGAAGAAGCAAGCATTCCCTTGCCTGTAACTGGTACATTCTGGCAAGCTACGCAGCCAATATCTGCTGTTAGTTTGCCATTACCAACAGGGGCAGCGGCAGCTTCGCAGTTTCCGGCGGCTCTTGTGTCAGGTAGGCTTGATGTTAATGTTGGCAATACTCCGACAGTCACGGTAAGTAATTTCCCTGCTACGCAACCAGTATCAGGCACCGTCACCGCTAATGCTGGCACGGGCGTCTTTACTGTTAATGGCTCTGGTTTCACGCAACCTATCTCTGGCTCTGTCAGTATTACAGGCACTCCCACAGTTTCTGTATCCAACTTCCCTGCTACACAAGCAGTTACCCAAAGCGGAACGTGGACAGTGCAGCCGGGCAACACGGCCAATACTACCCCGTGGCTTACGACTATTAATCAAGGTGGCAACTCCGCTACTGTCTCAGGAGCAGGTGCATTAAAGGTTGACGGTTCAGCGGTTACTCAACCGGTGTCCGGAAGCGTTACTGTATCAGGCACAACCACGGTTAGCGGCACGGTCACGGCTAACATAGGAACAACAGGCGGACTGGCTCTTGATACTACGTTAACAGGTGGTACTCAAAAGACTAAGCTTGTAGATTCTGGTGGCGTTAATGTTGCAAGCATTAACGGTAGTGGCGCTTTGCTGGTAACGACTACCGGCGGGGGTAGCGCTGCTGTCTATTCTGCTACTTCTGGTATTTTTGCTCCTGCCGCCCTAGCTACCACGGATATTTTTATTATCTCAGGTTCTGCGACCAAGACGGTACGGATTTTATACGTTGGATGCACAATTACTCAGAACGTTGCAGCAGTAAAAGAAGTTAGGCTGGTTAAGCGCAGTACAGCTAATAGCGGCGGCACGGCATCAGCAGCTACAAAAGTGCCTTTTGACTCAACATCAGCGGCGAGTACGGTAGCGACTTGTCAAAGTTATACAGCCAATCCAACGCTAGGAACGACAGTAGGGAATATTTCTACCGTGCAATTTATTGCACCCGACAATTCCCTTTCTAATACTATTTGTGATTTGACACTTTTTGACAGCCAAATGAGTACTTCTAACCCTATAATACTCCGTGGGGTAGCTGAAAACCTGGCGGTTAATTTCGGTGGCGTGGCGCTAGGTACTGGACCCGCAACGACAGTAACAGTTGTTTGGAGCGAGGAATAGGAGATGGGAGTTGTTTATGCTGGGACAGCACAGTCATTTTGTTTAAGAGTCAATACTGAGACTTTGCATTCAACATTGGATCCCTATTTGGTTGACGGTGGTTTGCCTGAAGCTGGCGAAGCCGAGCTTGTTAGGTCATTAGTGCCCGTACTAGATACTGCCTTAAGCGAAACAATCGACAGTCGGGTTAGGGTAGCTTTGGAAAATATGCCGGACATTTCTGCTGCCTTAAGCGCATTTCTTGAATCTCTAGACTTCCGCCTACAGGCTGTTTCGGTCGAAGAACTAAACGGGCAAATAGCGGACGCGGAACAAAGAGCAGAGCTAGCGCAAGAGATACTATCCAGAGCGATTGTCTAATGTTATTCTTATCGTGGCAAGAGGGGGCGAATATGAGATTACTAGCTTTAATTTTGATGCTGCTCCTTGCAGCGCCAGCACAAGCGCAGCAATACGTAAGACTATGCGGAGGCACTCAAAATCAGACGCCGCCTGTTCCTGCAAGTGCTAGCAATCCCGTACCCGTAGGGATAAGCAGCACGGTTAATCCTAGCGGCGTGGCTCTTAATCTTATAACCAACACTACTGCGAATATTCCCAACATTTCTACTACTGTGACGCTAGCGGCAGCTAGTAGCAATGTAACGATCAGCACAGCCAGCACAAGCGCGGTGTTATACGTGGACTTTACGGGTGGGACAGCAACAAGCGGAGATTATGCTATTCAGCCGGGCGCTAGCATAACGTACTGCGGAATACCCGCAGTCTCAACATTTAAGATTATTGGCGCAAGTGCCACGGGCACCTATTCTGTTTTCGCGCATTAGGGGGTCAAGCAAATGGCAGACGGAGCAAGTAGCGCACCAGGTATTAGCCCAGCCGCGGATGTCCTGACAGCAAGCAATTTAACGGCAAGTATTCCTAATTCTCGACAGCTTGTAAACGGCACCAATACCACAATTGATACCAGCGTGCCAGGGCAGATTAAGGTTAATGCTTCTGGCGGGGGTGGCGGTGGCTCTGCCATCACTATTAACACCGCTGGTACTACTTTGATCACAAGCACGGATGAGTTTATAACCGCAGATCTGATAACGGCGGCGGGAGCAATAACTATTCAATTACCTGCGGTGCCTGTTGCAGGAGAGATCCATTACGTAACAGGACTAACCGATCTTACACCGGGACAAGATTTAATCATTGACGGTAATGGAAATATTGTCGGTCCAAGCTCAGATCCTTCGCGAACATTCAGTTTGTTGCAGGTGATTTCCACAGAAAGGATTTTCCCACTTTTCATTTATTGGTCCGGCGCTGGCAGATGGGATGTTCAGGGAGGTGGTATCCCTACTTTCCTCAGTAGTATTCTACGTGTCGTCGAAACACCGGGAACCACTGAATTTTATCAGGACAAAGTAGGCGAAACACCGGGAACCATAACGGATTTGGTCATTAAAGATCCTGGCAGCGCTAATGTACAGCAAGTTTTTGCTAGTCCCGCCGGAGCAGCTACTAATAGTCAGGTTTTTTGGCAGTCGGGGCCGTCACAAGGCGGCCATCTTAAGTTTTATCAGGCTGAGGCTTTTGTCGGGACAGGTACATTTACTATTGATGACGCGACTAGGTGGGTCGACGCTAATCCTAGCGGCGGGACTCTTACTGTGGAGTTTCCACTGAGTCCTACTCAAGGGCAAGAGATACAAATTTCCGCAAATATCACAGGGGCAGATTTATTAGTTCTTGATGGTAATGGAAACGATCTTGGCGCGTTCGCTTCTCCTTTAACGATAGGGGCTGCGTTCGGTTCTTATATTTTCCAATCTCCGTTAATTTTTACGTTTAATGCAGCTCAAGGATCTTGGCTATGCACGTCTGCCAGCAATGCCACCGTGGCAATAGCAGAACAGCCGCTTGTTTTATTCGAGCAGGCCAATTCTGGATTTGCGTATAGCATTATTGCGGCAGCGCCCGCCCAAAATACGGGAGTGAGCGTTCTTGATCCAGGCGCGGCGACCGTGCAGATGGGCATGGTTGATCTGGCGGGAGGAACAACAGGACAAGTGCCAGTTTGGAACGCTGGACCAGGTACTGGCGGGTATTTTTCTTTGGTTGCAGCAACGCCAGGGTTTGACAGTAATACAGTCACAACGCTAGCGGGCAGCACAAGTGGAAACTTTCGATACAACATGCCAGAACAAGCAACGGGTCACAAAAAATTTATCGTTGTTTTTGACTCTGTAACTGATGCTGGTGTAACGCTCAATTTCCCTACAGCCTTCACCTACACACCTTCTATCACTGGAAACGGCACAGGGCTGACATTCTCTAACCCTAGCACTACTCAATTAGTGATACCGGCAACAACAGCGGCCACAGGCGTTGTAGTAGTGGAGGGAATATAGAATGGCTGACTACAATATGTCCACGAGAATTATCAATCCGTCAAACGGTGACATTCTTACGTTTAACGGCGGGAGTATTCAGCCAGTAGCACCTCCCATACCTACTGCTAACGACTTGAAATATATCGAAGTATTAGTCTCATCTGCTCAGATTTTAGCGATGCATACTACTCCGGTAGATATTATCGCGGCTCAAGGTGCTGGAAAGACAGCTTCTATTATTAAAGCTACAATTAAATTGATTGCCGGTACACCATATGCAGGGGGGGCCAACTTTGGACTCTACTACGATAGCGGGACTCTTAGCACCGCAAGTACGGGCGTACTAATTGCTAATACATTTTTGGCAAGTGCAACTGATAGACAAGGTGTACTTATTGCAAATGCTACTGGTACTGTAGGTGCTCTTGTCCTGGATAATGCAGCCATAAAGTTAGCTACTACTGTCGCCTTTACGACCGGGACAGGCACACTAACACTTCAAATTTGGTATACAGTGAGCTAGGAAATAGAAAATGGCAGTATTGCAAACAACAAAAACAATAACGTCAGCAGAGCTTCTTGATCTGCACAATACAGATGTGGAATTAATCGCAGCTCAAGGCGCAGGCAAAACGGCTGCTATCGTGACAATAATAGCCAAACAGAATTTTAATACCACAGCTTACAATCGAGGCTGTGAGCTAATAGGCAAGTATGCAGGCACAGACCAAGAAGCTTTTAGAATCTCTCACTACGTTGTACAAGCCACAGCAACGCGCAGCAAAGTTGTGCAGCCAGAGCCTGAGTGTAATTGTGACGTGCTACTTGATGACATTTCAAATAAAGCAATAGTATTGACGTGTAGCGAAGCTTTCATTGACGGGGACGGGGATCTAGAGCTAGAAATAGCGTACATGGTGAATTAATGCCGATTTATTGCATAGGAGATGGCGGCAGTAGGGAACTCGTAGATTGCAAGCAGGTAGGTAGAGAGGGGTCTTGGATATTTTATGATTTTACGATGATAAACAATGAAGGTCGCGAAGAAGTCATAAGCGCAGACCAGCTATGCAAGCTGACAAAAAACGGATTATTTGTACAGGCGCCAACATTGGCAGAGGCAGAGAGGTTACGGTGGGAGCCTAAAATGTGTCAACAAGTTCGGCTAGGAGACTGGACCGCAGTGATAATAGCATCAGAGGGGAAACCTATATGTTCGAGAAATTAGTAGGCGCAATAAAGGCGTTAGGGCTTGCAAAGCGAGCTTTCGACACATACCAAGTTAAGTTAAAAGCAGCCATGGACGACATTGACCAAGACGGCACGCCAGAATTTATCGAGTTAAAGACAGAGTTTTTGGGGCTAGTGGCTGACTACAAGAAATTGTTTAGTGCGACTAAGATTTTCTGTGTACAATGTTGGGGGCTAGTAAAGCATGTCGCAGAGGCAAAAGCAGAATGATAGTCAAGATATTGAGCTTATTAATTGCACTGATGTTTGCAATGACACCGGTTGGCGCGCAGCCAAGGGACACTTACCCGAGCGGGACGGTAGTAACGGAGTACAAGAAGCTACCATTTCGGGAGAGGCACCCAAAGATATACAGGCAGACAAAGAAGGTTAGGGTAGTCTGTGTATTCGTAAAGCCTATTATTGAAGTGGCAGGGGCGACAGCGCAGGTTGTCGGTCTTTTCGTGAGATAGCTTATGGCAGAAAAGCAAGATTGGGGAGTAATGCTGCTTAAGATACCGAAGCAGCTCTCGGACGAAGTAGACGCATACTTAAAACGCCGGGCGATCTGGGGTAGTCGCTCAGCGTTTATAAGGCAGGCTATTAGGGCACATTTAGTTAGTTGTCAGCTTGAAGAGCAGGCATTAGCCCGCAAGGACTAGTTTATTTTATGAGCAGTGAAAGCCTCGTTACGTGCGGCTTTGTCGCATGCGTGGCATAGTTCGTCAGGGTGGTTATGCACCCAAGCTTTGCAGCCGTGGAGGTATGCAGGGCAAGGCCAAGCGTGAGGGTGTGGAACGCCATGCCAGATAGCTTGTTCAACGTATGATAGGCACACGCCGCAGTCAGGGTATTTAGCGGCTTGTTCTTTAGCGAAGCGCATGCGGATGTCATGGCACCAATCTTCAAAGCCTTCGGCGTATTCTTCGTCATTTTCCATTTTGTGTTTCCTTCTTAGTTTTGAGTGTTATTCCTAGCCACTTGTCAATGAGTTTGATTTTTCCTTTGATGTTGCTAGTATCCCAGGTGCGTTGCAGTCGCCACCCTATAGTTTTAGGGTAGCAAGTAGGGCGGTAGACAAGGTTCAGGCGTGTGTCTTCAACGTCGTCATATTTAGTGATGAACGCTAAGGCTGCTTGAGTGTGTGCTAGCACGAAGTTAGTTTGACGTTCAAATCTCAGGCGGGCGGTGCGAGTATCCATCCACTGTTTAACAGGCAGTTTCAAATCATCGTCACCTATTTGTCGTACGCAGTCAGAGCCCACGATAGACTTTTTGCCGAAGCTGTCAGCGATAACACACACGATTTTTAGCTCACGTGTGCAGTATTGACAGGTAGAATCTTCTTCAAGCATCTCAACGAGCCGGAAGGGCGCTGTACCTAATCCGGCTTGCTCAAATGGATGTTGAGCCATTTCTATTTTCCACAACTCGTTAGTCATAAAGGCTCCTTACGGTTTGAGCGAGTTTGTCGTAGTCAGTGGCATCGCATATGTCATGCGAGTATGTGTCATCTAGCAGGGCGGCTAGGTCGTAGTCGCCTAAGAGTTTGCATTTTCTCTCCCAATAGTCAAAGAGAGTTTGATCGCAATTGATACGGAACAAGATATCTTCTGTTTTGTCGTTTTGTTTCATGTGTATCACCATATTTTGTCAATCTCGTGAACTATGGTCCGTTGAAGTGCGCCCATTTTGTCCTTGTCGTGCATAACTTCGCCATGCAGAGCCACTATCCACAGTCTAGAGCCGCCCCATTTCCATGGACAAAGTGAAGCATGCAATGCATGTGCAGAGCAAAGCAGTAGTGGTCCTTTCACTATTTCCATGGCTCCGATTTGACGGGGTGCGCCACTATTACATCCTGGCGACAGATCATTTTTGGACTTCCAGAACGCCAGTGTAGCACCGGCTGCTTGCAGCTTAAGCGCTTCCGGGCTGGCATATGCTTGTAGGTAGGCAATGGCTATATCAGCTGTTTTTTGATCGCCATAGCCATCGCCATAGCTATAGCCAGAGCCATAGCCAAAACCAGAGCCAAAACCAGAGCCATAGCTATAGCTATAGCCATCGCCATAGCCATCGCCATAGCTATAGCCAGAGCCATAGCCATAGCTATAGCCTATCCCCATGGTTGCTTCTCCCATGCGGCGGTAGCTTCCGGCGTGCAAGTCATGATACTTGTCACGTCAGTTAAAATCAGATCTGGGGCTGCTTTAGTGATTTTACAGGCAGAGTCAGGACCGGTCACAGAGAGTCCAACAACTCCTTGAACATTAACAGACCAGTAGACGCACATGCGCGCCTGAGTTAAGGTTACTATTTTATTGTCAGGGATATTAGCTGAGCCGTACCCGAAGAAAACCCCTTTGTGAGCAGTCGTAACTACAAGCCCTATTTTTTTTTGTTTTGTCATTATTTTTCCTTTGTTTGTGGGACTTTCCAGCAATAGACTGTCCCGTTATTGCTAACCGAATATTCCACGATTAATTTATTATCGCGGAAAGCTTGCAGTTTACTACCAGGCTTGAGAGCCTTGGCAAGCTTATGCAAGTTTACAAGTGAGTTACAGCGTCCTTGCTCATGGGTGCCGTCAAGATACGTTGTAATGGTGGCGTATCTGTCAGTGTGTTCAGTAGCACGGACGCGGGTGTATTTAGTGATCTTTCGACCACTGCCAATCTTAGGCTGGAAGAACAGCTTAGGATCAAGGGTTACGGGCACACAGATGCGTCCGTAGAAGTGTTTATAGTCGCTAAAGCGGCAAGACAGACGAGCCGCCGCGACACGATAGCGAATCATGTGTAGGCGGCAATAGTCTGCCAATGTAATCCACCCTTCAGGGAGTGGAGGGCTAGGTGAAGGGGAGCGACTAGTCATATGATCCCCTCTCTGAAAGCCCAATGCCATAGACGCATATCTGTGGCGTCTATACAAGCCTCTCGGGAGCTTTCCCCGAGAATCTGTACGAGACTCTCTGTGAGCCACCATCTGCCGTCATCGGTTAGACGGAGGAAGTTGTCAATACACCCCGCAGGGGTTTCCTGCAAGGAACACTTTGATTCCTCCGAGATACACTCGGAGGAATACTGATTGTGCGTGGTGCACCACGCGTCAAAAAATAAGATGTTCACGTTTTACCTCTTTGCCCCATGCGGGGCGATGTGTGTTTTCTAAATTCATGATATCACTTATCTAAGCTCGTGTCAAATGCCTTGTGTTTTCAAGCTTTTCTGGACTTTTCAGAGTTTCAAGGATATGTGTGCATAGTACTAGACACGGAATTGGAGCTAGCATGCACTTTTATTAACCATTGAGTTACATGCAAGCTGCCGCTTGTACTTTGGTTTAATGAAGGGAATCTTGAGCGCTGCGCTAGGCGAGTCTGCCATCTAGAGGGGGTTAAAAAAACCTCTATGCTCCGCTTAGGACCAAGCTACAGGGACAATTAAGAGAAGTTTTTCAAGCTCTGGATTAAAGTGTTATCTGAAGCAGAGTTATGTTGTTTCTTGTACCAATAACCTTGAGTTTTATTCCACCAATATCTATGACTTTTAAGCAGAGCAATAATATCTGTACCAGGGTAGTCACTAAAGATGAATCTATTAGGGTAGACAGTGACTTGAACACCGTTAGGTAGTAAGGCATCTAGGAGAGGGTCTGAGGGATAGGAGACAGTGACTTCCCCGCCGGCAGCTATACCGTTAACCCCTGTACCCAAGTCTACGATACTAGTCCTGAGCATACGCATAGGTACACTTCCCCTTAATCTCCATACAAGTATATTTTAGCTACAGAATGTACGTACTACACTCGGCTTGGAGCCTCGTTTCGTACGAATTAGTTAATGTATCGGTATGTTCATGATATTAACAACACTTGCCTTGAGGGAGCGAAGCGTTCGCTATATGCAGCTGATTAAACGAGCGAAGATGTTAAGCTGAAGCAGGAAGCGCGCGATACTCAGTCTCAGTTACTTGCCTCTCGGTCGTTCGCGCTTCGCGAAGCTGAGACAACATCAAGCGAGCTACCTTGTTGTTTTGTTACACTCTAGCGAGTGTTCTAATATGTCAGAACAGTCTCTCATTGTCTAGGCTCTGTGTCTTATCTTGTAGCTTAGTTATTTAATCTATTGGCTAGGTAAGTGTGTCTATCGTTTTATTTGACGGTTATTTGATTGCATTGATTGGTTAAGCGTTATCTCTTTACATCCTCCTGCCTCTCTCTGCTTGTTCGAGGCTCTAGAGTATCGGTGTGAATAATTGAGCCGAGGTAAATTGGGGTCGGTACCATAAAGGATTGTGTGAGCAACAAACCAATCCATTTACGCCACAGAAACTGTGCGAGGTTCTGACATAAGAACAGACCGAAGGTCTGAAGGCTTCTAGTGAATAAGTCACCAGACTTAATTCACATTAGAGGGAATTGAGAAAACTAGAAGGATTGAGGCGCGAATAGGAGAGTTAAGGACATTAGCGACAGGCGCTCCATTCTCGCGCCGAAGGCCTTCTAGAAAATAAACGTATTCGCACGTTGATTCCATGATTAAAGGGGTAGGTTTTTTAACATATTGTTACTAAAATTATTTCACTAGCTAATTCTACTACGTTTCGGGGAGTTTATTATCACAATATGTTACGATTCGTGTTTAGGGGTTTATTTCTCTAGTGATTGTGCTCTACCCCTCTGTTATTAGGTTTAAGGGGATTTTACCCCTCTTATTCATATCCTTGCCACCTGTACACACCACTCCCGAGAAGGAAGATATGCTTACCTTCTTTCTTATCAAAATAGTTGTCTAATACTAAAAGCTCTGGCGGACACTTACACAATCGTTCCTTTAGCCTCCCCTGTACCATTGTTGAAATACCTATGCCCCTTGGCTTCATCTCTGGTAGGGTTATGAGCTTGTTGCATTTACCGCATCTCAAGAGCTTAGTCGCCACCCGCCTCTTAGTCTCTCTATTGAGTCATTTATAGCCTCAACTATTTGCTCATCCGTATAGCCTCTATAGAGAGGATTCTTGCTGTGATTTTTACCGTCCGGGGAATCATGAGAATAACAACCACAATCCCAAGGATCATCCCCGGGAATAATACATTCGTCTTTGTCGCAGCAATCATTACTCATTTCCCCTCCTTCGCTTTACGCCATTCTTCAAGTGCTCTACCGTCTACAATATATTCACGACCTTTATCTTTTTCATTAACTTCTCCTTGTTTGTTCATGCTATTCCACTTACCACCGGTGCATTAGCTAATAGTTCTAGTAGTTTCTTCGCCAGACTTGAGGCTTCCTTGTGTGCATCTTCGTATGTTTCATACTCCATGACTGGGATCCTGCCTTGTCCGTGGTTTTCGCGAATAATTATGTAATGTGCTTTCATTTTGTTCTTACCTCTATCCAAACACCCTCTAACTCTTTACCTTCACACCACTCTTTGCTTAATTGCACAGATGCAATCTGACAATCATCCACCCAAACAATATCGCTTAATGCATCTTCGGTGCCCCGCCACAGCTTCGTTAGGTCTGGCTTATACGTATGGTCCATTGGCACTGATGGCTTTAGTTCATGCGAGTTTTTCCCTGTTCGATAATGAGACTTCGGACGAGCTAAGTAAAACTCTGCAATTACTTCTAGAACTCCTGAAACGGGATGCCCCTTCGATATCTTCTGATATTGCTCTCTAGCAGTCTTAGCTACTAATTCCTTCCACCCTTTTACTTTGTTGCTGGCTTCCACCAAAACAACCCGTTTGGAATTTCTGATGGGGAGCATTTTTTTGCTTCCCCCTGGCGCTGGTTCACCAAAGACTCGAATCGCTGTAACAAGTCTGGACATGAATAATCTTCCTTTATAAATAGGTGCGTACCTATGCGAATACACGGCAATATCATCCGCTGGACTTGAGCGCCACAATATGCTCTAAATCTCTTGTTGGTCCCTGTCGGAGCATGCTGCTCACACCACCGAGATAGTGGTATGTATCCTTCTGGCGCTTTAATCCTGTCTGCGTGGCTCATATAGCAGCCTTTGTATATAATGGCACGCCTAGTACTGCCGTAGTTTCGGGCGGAGATACGGCAGATTCAGAAACGGCAACAGCCTCTAAGATAAAAAACTTGGTCCCAGGATTGTTTTTTGCGTATTTTTCAGCTTCTAGATGAGCTTGCTTAGGTTCATGGATTACAGGGAACTCGCTTCTCTCATCATAAATAACCCAAAACTTTTCTTTTGATGGCATTGCAACGGGCGGATCTGTATCATTCGTCTCGATAGGATAAACCCCAAAATTATCATTTGGTAGTATCTCCCGCAATTCGGCAAGGGCTTCTCTGACTTCTTCTATAGAACTATACTCTCCTACTAGAATGTTCTCTTGCGGGGCCTTGTGGTGTATCACCTTGTACATTCTAATCACTCCCTCATAAAAGTTAAACAAAAGTATAACATTTGGTATAATTGCATCGTGAGACAGAGAGGAATTTTATGTTGATTCGGAAACTTTTTAGAATCGGCGGGAGTGTCGCTATACTCGTCCCTAAGGCGCTCATGGAATTTGTCGGGCTGGCCCCTGGTGATAAGGTGCAGGTAATATTTCAGGATGGCGGCCTTTTCTTTAAGAAAGCGCATGACGAAAAAACACTATTACCACATGATAAAAAACGCGGTGGAGATGTTAAAACTAGACCGTGAGACGACAGAAGAAGCTATATCTCTCATGTGCATGGAGGTTTGTCAGAATCCCTCAATGTTTGAAGCTAAAATGAACCAGTTCGTAAACTTCGACGATTCTTTGCCCTGGTGGAAACAAAGGGCTAACTGGCGAGCAATAGATATCTTGCGTAAAAACACTGCTCACCAAAAACATCTCAAAGGCAACATAGAACGTTTTGCATTAGAGATGTTTGTTGTCCCTAGTCACTATTCGGCAATGGTTCACGAATACATGAAGCATGTTCAGAAGGTGCTTGCAAAGCACCCAAGAGAAGAAGTGCAAATCTTCCTTTTGAGGAAATATCACAAAGCAAATTTAGATGTTATCTCTAAGATGACATCTGTATCGACAACAGACATAAAGAAACTAATCACGCAGATAGAAAGCGAGATAGGAGATATTAATGAGTGGCTATAACCAGTGCATTTGGGTGCGTCAACGCAACGATGGCACTTGGGAGCAAGTAACAGTATCCGAAGAAAAGCAAGAAGACGTACCTAAAAGACGTGGCAATGCTGCCGTTTTAGATGCAATGCCTTTAGATGTTTATGACTATAATCATGGCAAAGATAATCCTGATATCTTGCCTTAGTACAGTCGATATATAGATTTCAAGCCTTGCCAGAAATGATAAGCGTGTTATTGTTGTCGTGTTGAATTGTTAACAAGTCGTATTGTCGTATGTGCAAAATAGCTGAATGGTTTTTATGTTTCTCGATAGGCGTCTTGTTCATTTATGCAGTTCATTTGTTTGAGTGGCAAGCATTTGAGATTCAAAGACTCAAAGAGCAATTAGGACAAGGAGCGCCAGGGATACCTAATGGATAAACGAGAGCCTAGTGCAGACTCGCCAGAAGAAATTAGTAAGCATATGCCTTCTGCTGAGCAGCAGTACAAAGACGCTCAAGAAGTACATGAACTATTTAACAGGAATAATCGCGCTGGTGCTGGCGGTACAAAAGCGGGGTTAGTAGGTCTTAGACCAAAAGGATTAAAGAAGGCTTCCGAGTTTATTGATAAATATACTCCGGGCAAATATCAAGCGCCTGCGCGCCCTTTTAGTCAAACATTAGAGTCCCCGAAAAATACGGCTAGCCACGGTGAAATAGACAAACTTTTAAGGGCTGTTTGTGAAAGACGTTTCTGTCCTGATTGCAATAGATATGATCGTCCGCTTGAAGGCGGTGCGATTAATCTAACTGTCTATACTGAGGCACACCCGGAAATGGGGATATCTAAGAACGATGCAATAGTATCGTTCTTCTGCCAAGAATGCTGCGAAACATTCCGGGCCCTAAGAAACGATCCGGCATCTCAACTGAAAATAAAAACAGCGCACGGAGAGAAGGCGCTAGGCGAGATAAAAGGCGTGCAACGATTGCATCGCGTCAAAGACAACACCACTACTTATTTGCGCATCAAATGGATGAATAACGTTTGGGGAGAAGATTCGATCTATGTCAAAAGACCTACCGATTAATAGCGTTATCAAACTAACCGGCAAAGGCCCTTTTAAGACACGAGCCATTTCTTTGCCTACAGAGATTCACGCATTCAGTACTTTTAGAGACAACCCGGCTGGATTAGTGGAAATCTTGCAATCCGTGGACGGAGATGTCGAGCATTATTGCGAACAATTCAAAGCAAGTACTCATGTGTCAGGCTTAAATATTCTGACTCGCTCGCTCATACTGCTTAGGCAGCCTGGCAATGAAGAGCACTTAGCTAAGTTTGAGGCTTTAATAGCTGCCTGGAAGCATGCAAAAGTTATGCTTGCTGAACATAAAGCTATGGCTTATATAGCTGACTTTCAACTACCCTCCAAGGGTGATATCTCTAAAGGGGACATTTCGGCGTACTCGCAATTCTCCCGTTTGTGGCTTACTCATCACTTGCAAGCCGAAGTTCAAAGACGGAAAGCAAAAGGCAAAGCCGCAGGGATAGAAACAACCGATCCGTATGCATCGCTTCTTGAGGGATTAAAGGATGAACAAGCAAGCGCAGACTGAATACATGCAATTACTTGCTAATCTCATGTATCACGCAGCAACGCAGATGGATTATTGGAGCAAGGTGCATAACTCTTTATCGAAAGTTTTAGAGGCTAACGAACAACAAGAAAAAATCATAATTGATCTCGAGAACGAACTATCTTGGTGGAGACGCAGGCATAGACGAAGTATAAAGGCAGCTTATAACATGCCGCCGCCTGGTGAGGCATTATGCCAGGAGTAAAGCGCACAGCTTCCACGCCGCAAATAATCACACCTAAACTTAATGAGATTAGGCGGTTTGCTGCACATAACACTGATGCTTTTGTGCAGAAGTTCATGAAAACGATTGATAAACGCACAGCTAAAGCAATCCCTTTTAAGTACAAATTCGGACAACAACAAGTAGCAAAAGTTATCGAGGAAGTTAAATCTTCTGGCGATCCGCTTCGTCTGTACATATTGAAATCAAGACAAATAGGTATGTCTACAATGATTGCCGCTAGGCAGTTTGTGCATACTTGGGCGAACAATAACATGGAAGCTGTTATTATCGCTCACCAACAGAAACGAGCAGAAGAGCTATTACAAAGAGTCAAGTTCTTCTATCAAGCATTGCCTGAGCCGCTAAAGCTAGTTCTCTCGCAAGACAGCAAAGACGGACTCATGTATGCTGACACCCGCGGTTCTATGATCATTGTTACTGCTAATAACTTTGACGCTGCTCGCGGTGGCACAAAGCAACGCGCCATGTTCTCAGAGTTTGCGTATTACAAAAATGCTCTTTATGTTCTCTCGGAAATAGAGCAGTTAATAGCCTTTGACCCTGCAACAGAGATTATTATTGAAACCACAGGCAAGGGGTATAACTCGCCCGCTCATCAGTTCTGGGAAGCAAGCAAACAAGGGCGAACTCCTTATATTGCCCTGTTTCTTCCTTGGCAAGACGACCCTGATTGCACATTCTTCTTTGAATCTGACAGACAGAAGGATACATATATTGGCACAGCATTAGATTATGAGCCGCGCCTGAAAGATCACGGTGAATATCATCGCTGGACGCCTGGCAATTTATACTGGGCGTACACGGTGCTTAGAAACCAGTGCCACGGCGATTGGGAGAAGTTCAAGCGCGAATACCCTTCGGATGACAATGAAGCCTGGACAACAAGCTCTACTAGCTTCTTCGGTGGCGAGAACCTTAACAAGCTGCATCCTAATGAGTTTCCCGCTCAATACTATGTATACGGAACAGGGGCATCATTAGGTGAGCAATTCGATAGTTGGGACATGCTCGATACAGTCAAGAAAGTAGATGAAAATGGTTCAAGACCTTTCTTCAAAGTCTGGAGTCTTCCTCACCCAAATGGACAGTACATAGTCTCCGGAGATTCTGCTCATGGCGCCGAAGATGGCAACTTTACAAGCTCTTTTGTGATTGACATGTACACGCTTGAGATGATGGCAGAGTTTCACGGCAGGATACGTCCTGATGAACACGCTTCCGTTATTGCGTCCCTATGCGGAATTTACAATGATGCTATTGCGGCGCCTGAGTATAACCAACCTGGCAACGTCACATTGCTTGAATTACAGCGGCGCTTCTCTGTGAACCTGTACAGATATAAGCGCATGGATGATTATAAATTCCGTGCATCGCGCTTCTTGGGTTGGCAAACGAATCACGTTACAAGACCATTAATGCTTGCTCTTGCTAAGCGCATAATAGAGGACTTAGCAGAAGGCAGAGTCACCAATCTAGGTATTGTTAAATCTTGGGCTCTGGTACAAGAGATGATGACATTCGTAACTGATGATGAGACAGGCAGAGCAGAAGCCATGTCTAATTGCAATGATGACAGGGTAATGGCATGGGCAATAGCTATCATGGTCGCTAGCCAGGAGACGCACGGCAGCGAACGTGATATCTTAAGCCTGTATAAAACTTCTACCCCGGATTCCAATACAAAGTTATTGTTCGGTGATGACAGCAAATACACCACTGACCCGGAGGATGTTATTGCAAGACTGTCTGCAAGAAGGAATGAGCTTATTTAGGAGATGAATATGAGTAAGTCAGATAAGAAAGCAGCAACTCAAGAAGTGCTAGAGCCATCGGCTCAGCTTCAAGAGATAATCAGTAATCTAGGTAGCATGGATGTTGACCCTATTGGCGCTGACAGACAGCAAGGCGTTAAGTTTGTCCCTGAGTCACAAGTATTAATGCCTAGTGATGCAGCTATCAATAACACGATGATTGCTTCTTTAGGAGACAACCCGAAAGCAATAAACTTAAGCCCTGCTATGGCAAAAGAGCTTGATCATATTCGCCAAACTGAAGATGTTAAAGTGGCGCTAGCCACCAAACCTAGCACATTTGCTATGGGAACTACCGCGGTGAATCAACCGGCAGAAGTCAGAGACGTTCCCAATCGCCTCTATTACACTAAAGATGCTAATGGGCGCATGGTGCTAGCAGACAAAGGGCCATCTGATAATCTTCTTTTGGCTTTGTTTGGCAGAGATTTGGGCAAGTGCATAATGCAAACTGCGGCACAATGCGGCTTTGACCAAAAGCCCCTTATTTGGATTAGTCAACAACTTTGGATGGAGATGCTACAAGATAGACCGCGTGGATGGAATACCGCCATTCATCCTGATGTCATCATAGGGCCATTCATTCCTGAACATGACCAGCATGGAAGCTCTCCTATATTGTCTAGGCTGAAAACTATCACTGATGGCATGACAGTCAACAACCTTGTTCAGCGAGCAAAATACAACCAGGTAAGCGTGCTGACAGTCATTCGAGTTATTATGGCTGAAATTTGCAAAGAGATGAAAACGTTAAAGGTATAAATAATGTCGAACGAAACTTTATTGGCTTTGGGTATTGCCACTTCTTTGTTTGCAATGCTTCTATCTGTGCTATGTATTGCTCTCTTGCATGCGTGGCATGGGCGCTTCTTTGACATGAAAGATACTCTTTCCGGGTTATCAATTTCCGATACTCTTTCAAAAGAAAGGCAGAAAGACCTAGCCGTCGAGATAGACGCGCTCAAGAAATTAGTCAGTGAATCGCTAGGCATGGTTGAGCCTGGCTATTACATGGAGTCAATTAACCCTGCTACAAAAGAAAGAGAGATCATCAAAGTCGACAAAGACGGAGCTTGTGCATACTGTCAGCTAGGGGCTTGCCGCGCTCACGGAAAAATGGAAACCCTTTGGGGTGTTGACCAGGCAGTAAAAGAAGCGGATGATTTACTGGCGGAGGTGCTACCAGATGGACGAAGATGAACTTGAATATGGCATGCCACGGTTAACTATTGCAGAATACGAGCAGTATCAAGAAGCTCCGCAATGGGAAAGGGATGGTTACTCATCAGAAGATGCTTATCACGAAGATTGGGCATCAAAGATCCATACCTGGCAAAAGGCATACGATAGTCATTTCAAAGAGACAAAAGACCGCTGGAAAAGCGCTATTGAATACATAGAGACTGCGCCTAAGCGCACTTTCGATACTTACGCCCCTGACTCCACGCTAGCAGATAGCCGTATTCCTTTTGCGTTTTTTAGCATCATGGAAAAAAATGCTCTGCTTTATTCTAACTATCCTATCCCTATATTCATTAGCCCCGGCAAGGATACTGACATCTATGCTATGGCATTGAATCAATGCACGCAGATAGAGCTAAAGGCAAATAACTTTAGCGCTCTAATGTTTGATGTTGGCTTAGATGTCGGTATTGCAAATCTTGGGGTACTGAAAGTATGGGTAGATCCTGACCAGAAGGGACCATACGGGCAAGATGGAAAGATAGTTATTGAAAAGATTGATCCTTCCAAGATGGCATTTGACCCGAAAGCAAAGCGTCTGCGTTGGGAGAATCTAGGCTATGTGATTGCTACTGAAGAATATGACCTTGGCACGGCTAGGCGGATATTCAAAGGCAGCGGGCACAGGCTTACGGAAGCTATGGCAATGCGCCAAGACTCAGACGATAAAGACAAAGGCTCTATGTACGGGTCTTTTCTGACTAGCCCCGTTCCTAACCCTATGGAAGGTAATGCTTCTAATAGAAATAGGGTGCTTATTAGAGAATGCTGGTTCAAAGATGAACGATTGAAGTTTGAAGCGTTTGAGGAAACCGTAGATAATTCTGAGTTTATCCTTAGTGATGATGGCTTTAGAGAGCCTAACCCGGATTATGATCCTGAGCGCGAGGAAATATATACTCGCCCTAAAACAGACGAGGCCGGCTTTGTGATAGGACATATGGTGCAAGCGTATCCTAATGGGCGATGCATTATCACTGCAAACGACTCAGTAGTTGTCAGAGATTTCGAAAATCCTTTCTGGCACAAGCGGGCCCCTTTTATATTCTTCAAGACCCGCCCTAGCAAAGGCTTGGTAACGACAGGGGATCTTACTAACTTAATAGTCATCGACCAGAAGTTAAATGATATTCTGTCTCGCATTCATACGATGGCACAAAACGAAATTGAACGTCCGATGATAGCTGAAACTAATACGTTCAGGACGCCTCGGGCTTGGATGAAGATGACCGGGCAAGCCACAGCTGTATTAGTAAAGAATGCTGGCAAAGAGTTTGGGCGTATGCCGTTCATGGAAATCCCTAGTTTCGTCTGGCTATATTTGCAACAACTTTATGCTGCCTTGGATAAAGTCATGGCAGTAGCAGGAGTTATGCGCGGACAACTAACCGAAGGCTCACAGCTATCAGCCGAAGCAGTCGGAGACTTACAAGGTATGGCTAGTTCTATTCTTAAGATGCAGGCGGATTTAGTATCTGAAGGAATGAAAGAGCTAGGTTATCAAATGTCTTGGCTGGAAAGACAGACATACAAGTTCAATATCCCTCTAACTATCACCTTGCCGGACGGCGAGAAAGAGCAGCTAGAGTGGAACGAGAAAGACGCTGCGGCAGACTATATAGTTGATATACAACCTGGCTCTGGAATGCCTGGATCTAATCAAATGCAAGTATCACAAGTATTGCCGCTATACAGAGAAGGTCTCATCGACCAGATGGCAGCGCTCACGGCGATTAAATGGCCGGACAAAGACGAGATTGTCCCCCGCATGCAAAAGAATAAGCTGGCTAAGATTGAATCAGCCGCAGCAGGTAAGGCTATGGGCACTGTCATTAAACAGTTCGAAAAAACAGACGGTTCTGCTGGCAGAAAAGAAAAACCCTAGAGGACTAGACAGAGCGTTCATTAAAAGGCTAACATTTAGCCAAACTAAGGGAGAAGGGGCAGATGATTGTCTGTTGTTGCTGTGAATTAGCAGACGAATTAGAGAATATGCAAATATTAGAGGATGGAACATATGTTTGTATGCAATGCTTGGAAGAAATGGAGAAAGAAGTCATCAAGTCTAATGACTGCGTTTATTGCAAGTATGGCATGTGCCTCTCCCACGTTCGGGCAAGCAACCAACGCCCTGGACCAGGAAATTGAAATTAACGCAGCAGTAAGCTTCGGGTTGTCTTACTTCGGCAACACTAGCTTATTGCAATACGTTGAACCTACGACTACAAAAGCAAAGTTTCAGAACAGTTCTACTGTTGTCCTTTCTCCTAACACCACAAACAACCCGATCAACCTTGCTACGTTATTTCCTAGCCTGAATACGGCGCTCGTCTACGGCATTAAAGATATGTCGCAACCAGGGCAGCAGGTTAACGTTGGCATGGCGGCGGGTGGTTCACGGTTTAACATGGCTCCTGGCGGATTCTTCCTTGTTAGAGTATCTGGTTCTAGCCCAACAATATATGCAGATAATCCGAGCCTAACGAAGTTCGCTATCGTCCAAGTCTTTTCTCTTGGTAATTGAAATGAAAACAACAAGACTCAATCTCTCGACATCTTTAGGACTAATGCCTAAGCAAAACATGAGCGCTAGGTCGTCAGTCAGGAACTACACTGGGAGCGCATTAGGACGGGTACAGAGCCGAGGCATGTCTAGCTCTCGAATGTCAGGAATAAGACGCGCTAGTCGACGAATGAGGTAATTTGGTCTGGCTTAACAATTGACGAAGCTCGCGCTAGTTGTTAACATTCCCTTGTCTACCATACAGACAGGTGCGGAATGCTTCCAGACATCCAGGCTCTTATACAAGGCACAGAACGCGGCAAGATGCAACTTGCAGGCATGGTGCCGTCAGCGCAAAACGTTGGCGGTGCAGCGCCACCCATAGACCCGACAGCCCCGCAGGCAGACTTAGCCGAGCGGGTTTTATTGGATTATGTGGCGGCTCTCAATGCAGCAAGAGACGACCGTAATGCTAATCGTGTTTTGAAACTTGTAACAGCCCTTGGTGATGTGAAGCAGGATAGACGGAAAGAGATAGCCGACTATCAAGCCTCCGGGCAAAACGGGCCTTCTGGCGGCGGACTAGCAGCCGTACAAGGCTTACATGCAATGGGGGTGCCTAATGGGCAGTAACACAAGAGCTTACATTCAATCATTAATTCCGAAGCCGGAAGCAAGTCACAGTGCAACAGATAGCTTGCCTGGCTCAGATACGGACTTGCTAGACGTAGTGCTAAAAGAAGGGCTAGGGCACAAGATGACAGCACACCCTGTCATGGACCAGGTGCGCGCAGACCAAGATACTTTGCTCTCAGCACCAGCGCAGTTAGAGCCTGAACCAACAGCAGAGGATATTTCGGACCCTGGACAGAAAGAAGAAGAGCCGCCGAAGTGGTTCCATGCCCTGAACAATGAACAGCAAAGGTTAAGGCAAGAGCAACACCAGTTTGCCGCACAGCAAGCGCAAGAGCGACAACAATACTTACAAGCCTTACAACAGATTCAACAAAAGTCTGTTCCTGAACCTAAAGAGCCAGATATATCCCAGTTCTATGACGAGCAAGGATATGTTGACGTTGGCAAAATGTACAAGCATTTGCGCCAAGAGATCCAGCAGTCACAAGCTCAAGCTGTTATGCCGGTTCAAGCAGAGATTGCTGCTGAGCGCTTTGGGCGTGCTGCTGCTGAATTAAGCAAAGAGCTTCCTGATTTCGAGAACTATTTTCCTAAAGGCTCGTTGACGAATTATTATCAGCACCTTGTCCAAAAGGGCTATTCACCAGCTTATCTAGCATCTATTCCGTGGCATCAAGAGTTTCGTAATTTATACGATGCAAAAGAGGCCCCGAAGATTCGGCAAGAGCTTAAAGAAGCAAAAGAGAAGCTTGCTGCTCTTGAATCAAAGAAAGAAGTTAAGAAGGCTGAACAGACCCGCAACTTAAGGGCGGTTCCTTCGGCTACTCAACAATCCCCTACTACTAGTACGAGGCAAATGACATTCGATCATCTACCTCGCAGGCGCAGCTTTGAAGCTTTCGGGCAAGAAATGAAGCGTCAGTTATTTGGTCGTTAATGTCTAGCACAAAGGAAGGTATGAAGAAATGGCAGTATTAACCCCGGATACTATTGAAACAGAGATTCTACCTCAGTTCGACCGCGAACTAGTAGATGACCTGTTTATGTCGACAGCCCTATTTGAGTATATGTGGGATCGGGTTGATCCTGTCCCTGGCGGCTTGGTGATTAAGCAACAGATTTCATATCTGGCTTCACCTAATGCTGATGTGTTTGCAGGTGGTGTATCTGAATTACCAGCAAGCTTTGTAGGTAATGCAACCACTACCACATTCCCGCCATGCTATTACTTCTATAGTATTGCGATTCCGGAGACTACGCGCATTCTAAACGAAGGCGAAGGCTCCATAATCGATATTATCGCTGCTCAATACGAGCTAGCATTGATGTCTTTGAATAACGTTCTAGGGCAAGATGTTTACGGCGATGCTACCCCACGTAATGGTGGACCTACTCTTTCAGGATTAGGGCAAGCGATTACTTTTGGAGCTGATGCAGCCGGGGGAGCTTATGGTGGTATTTCCCGCGTAGGTTCATCTGGTTCATTCAAAGCCCCTGTTGGCAATGCAGCATTCTGGAATAGCAACGCTCTGGTTATTAACGGCGGTGCTCAGACCGTTTGGGCTGGCACTGTTGACACTGGCGCAGTAACTACTTTATCTATTGGAGCTATGCAAGCGCTAGTTTCGGTTTGTACAGTAGGTCAATTCCGCCCTGATGTTATCTTCACAGATTTGATTGGCTTCAACGCCTACCATAATCTGCTAGTTCAGACAGTGCGACAAGCGCCGATAGCTAATATAGGTCGTCAAGGCTTTACAGGACTAGCATATGCGGATCTTATCGTTGTTAAAGATGATCAGTGCCCAACAGGTACTATGTTCGCTCTAAACAACATGCTTAAGTTCCGCCCATGGAAGGGTGGCTTCTTCCGTCAATTGCCTTGGAGACAACCACCAAATAGCTTGGTGAATATCAAGTATGGCTTGCTCATTGCAAACATGACTCATACAAGACCAAACACATTAGGCAAACTAACCGGTATTACTGGTTAATCCAAACAAAGGAAGGTAAGAAAAAATGCTAACACCAGTAACAGTAGGACGGGCAAATGATGTCTATGCATCCCTTCCGCAAGCTTTAGGGCTTGAACTAGGGATGGTAGTGCAAGAGCCTAATACCGGCGACTTCCGCCAATTGTTGCAAGCAGACCCGCTAGCAGCTGCCCCGTTAAAAGTAGGCGGAGCGCTCAAGCTCACCGGAGATTATGTAGTCGATATGACCGCGGCTCTAGGTGACATCGTATATGCAGTCAGCGACCTAGCTGGCGTAGTGATTCCTGCTGGTAGCTACTTTTGGGCTACTATCCAAGGAAACATGAATCCACTTGTGGCTGATGGCGTAAGCGCTGATGAGCTACTTGTAGCCAGTGCAGTGGCAGGAGTATTAGACACGTTTGACTTAACCCCGGCTGTTTTTCAAAACAACAACCTGTTATGTCGCGCTGCTAATATTTCCGGAGTACCAGCGCAGAGAGCGGGTATCATACTCTAGGAGCAATAGTCAATGCAGTTACGAGATGGCGTATTAGCTGTCCGAAACAACATTGGTGAAATTGTTCCCCAATTTTGGAGTAATGACTTCATAGTTGATGCTCTTAACGTATCCGCTAGGGCGATGACTTCCGAAGCGCAGAGCCTACAAACCTTTGCTACCTTCAATACGAAGCAACTCCCTAGCGGCGTATGGGCTCAAGAGTACATATTACCTGGTGACATAGACCAGATAATAGGTGCGGCATATCTCTCAGGCGTCGTGTTCCCCTTGACGCCTGTGCCGCGTGAGAGCGTGCAGCTTGGCAGTTATGTGGGCGGTATCCCTATGTATTTCTACGAGAAGCAATACACACAGGAACTCACGCACCAGACGCCTACAGGCATAGAGATGGAAGCCATTAACCCTAATGACTTAGCTGGCTCAAGATGCACTATCGGGTTTTATCCTGTGCCTCAGCAAGTATTGCCGGTATATATCTGGTATCAGCAGTGGCACCCACAGATGAAGAACCCGACAGATTTATGTTTAATACCAGACAAGTTCAAACAAGGCTGGATAGCTTATGCAGTCGCCAGGTGTAAAGAGAAAGAAGCAGCAATGCAGGAGGCTCAATATTGGGATGGCGTGCATATGCGGGTTAAACAGGAGTTTGTAGATTGGAGAATAACTAACGGGCAAGAGATTACTCCGCCTACATTCAGCAACAGACCACTACCCCCGTACTTCTTGAGAGGGGCATCAAGCGTGATCGTTGTTGCACAGAATCCAGGACTTGTTAATCCGTAGGAGGGGCTATGGCACAACCAGCAAAAGGCGTGCTTGATGACTCCTACACAAAGCTAGTCTTAATGGACTTTTCGGGCGGCGTGAATCTATACAAAGGCGCGCTTGCACTTGGTACTAATGAATCACCTGAGATGTGGAATGTTATTCCATTCCCCGGGAGATTGCAGTATCGTGGCGGCTGGACTCCTACTTGTACACTCCCAGGAGAAGCAGACCAAGCTTACGCTTTCTATGACACGATAGGGGCTAAGCGCTGGGTAGTCTGGACAGGTGGCGATCTTTATGACGTTACAAGCGGCGTCCCTATTTTAATTGAAGCTGGTGCTTACACCGCTGGCGAGCGTGTTGGTGTTGTTGACTTAAACGGCATAATGTATTGGTCAACATGGACCACGCCGATAAGGTATTGGGATGCTCAAACATCGACAGCAGCCGCTGTAGTAGCAAGTGGTCCAAGCCCTGTCCCTGCTTCGCCTCTATTGATGCTTTACACAAATGCCATCGTTGCTTTCGGTGTCAAGTTTGGTGCATTCCCAAGGCAGCCTAATGTATTTTCTTGGTCCAATATTAATGACCCGACATTCTGGGATGCTTCAAACTCGCAAGCAGTCGGACCAAACAACGGAGCAGAATTAAGCTTTGCTCTTGTCTTTGGTATAGCTGAAATAGGCGTGGCTCCTTTCAGGACATTTTTAACTGCACGTACAGATCACGGCTTATATGCATACCAAGGAGCTTTAGGGACTTTAGCAGAGTCAGTTATCAACCTGCCTACTGGCTGTGCTCATGGTGAATCTGCTCAGTATCTGCCTAGTATGGGCGACAACGGGACTATTGTTTTTCTAGGAAACGATGCTCAGTTCTGGGCCACTAACGGTATCGTGGCTAAGCCTGTCTCGCTCAATATTCTGCCTTTGTTGCAATCACAAGCTAATTTAGCTGCCGTCAATAATCCTAACTCTAAGGCGTGGGGCGGCTACAATCAGGCATGGCAGTATTACTTTTGTGATATCGACGGTATACAGTTTGTCTATAAATGGGACACAGGAGCATGGACGTTATTTACAGGCTGGCCTTCTGGACCTGTCGTTCAGAGTACTAATGTTAATGGTGCCCCTAGTTTATTCATCGCTTCAGGCAACGGATTAGGCACGCAATATTGGAGCCAGATAGGATTAGGTGGAGTTGACGACAACGGCAACACGCCGAGGATATCTTGGACTAGCCCATTTTTACATATGGGCAATCCTGAGAAATTAAAGATATTCGATTGGGTTAGTATGGTGAGTTACAACACAGCAACGACTTATAAAGTTGATGCTAGGTCTTTGTCCCGTGCTAATGGAGAGTGGCAACAGGCAGAGACTCTATATTTCAGCAACGCCCTACCTGGCACAGGCAATCCATTTATTCTAGACTTGTCACTATTAGATGGTCCTGGATTATTGGTTCAGCCACCAGTATTAGCGCCGCCTGTTTCGCCCGTTATGAATCATGGGCGCATTAGCGTACCTGTTGCAGTAGATGTTAATGATCCGTGGCTACACGGGATAACCGGGATGTCAGAACAAATGGCAAGCCCGGCAGTCCAATTTACGGTGGCCTATGACTCTGGTACACTCGATTACGAACTATTGGCATTGGAGGTGAGGTTCCTTGATAGAGGCTATTTGCGAGAAGGTGGCAATCAATTTAGTGGCCAGGCTGGCGTTGTTGGTCGCAATATTTTTGTGCCTAACTCCGAAAACCCAAGCTGATCCTGTAATCCTGCCGTTCACTTGGACCGCTGGACAGACTCTGCCAGCCGCTCAACTCAATGCGAATTTTTCGACACTAACTAACGCATTCTCGACAATCTCGAATGTGAATGTGAAAAGTGGCGCTGCTATTTCTTTGCTCAAATTAGGCTTAGACCCTGGCGAGGAAGCTTTCAATATTAGAGGCGCAGGAAGTAATACTTGGGGAGCAGGAACCACGGGTGACACAGAGCCGCGCGTAGTGATGACCTCTGACGGGCAGTTAGGCTTTGGCGGTGGCACGGCAGGCTTTGATATTTATTTGAGTGAGCCTGTGGCAGGCACTATCCGCTTAGCCTTAACTGGCGGCGGCATGCCTAACCTAGACCTCAACACGGGCAACCTTCTGAATGTCACAAGCATTAGCGATGCTTCCAATAACTCTGGTAC